TTAGCGGACCTGAGAAAAACAATTGAAGATAGGGACCGACAGATTCAGGGGTTACTATCTGAAAGCGAGGAGGACGCAGCGCCAAAAAGGCGAGGCCGTCCGCCTAAAAATCAAAGCCAAGCTCCCGGCGCTGGATAGGACACATTGACATGACGTTGTTGACTCAAATTCAAAACGCTTGCGATACCATTGGTTTGAGCCGCCCGTCTGTCGCAATCGCGTCTACAGACCAGAACGTCAGGGTTCTTTTGGCTCTAGCGAACACCGAGGGGCAGGAGCTTCTTGAAAGATACGCTTGGCCTCAAACGCAAATTGAGAAAACTCACACGACTTTAGCGGCGGAATTGCAGGGGGTTGTCACCACTTTAGCCCCCGGCTTTTCTTACATTATTAATTCAACATTTTGGAACCGCACACTCTCTGAGCCGGTTTCCGGGCCGCTAAGTCCCTCAGAGTGGCAGGCGCTAAAGGCCCGAACGGCAACCGGCCCTTATTCCAGCTTTAGAATGCAGGGCGGCAAGCTGTACGCCTACCCGGCTCCTGTCGCCGGGAACACTTGGGTGTTTGAATATCAATCAACGTATTTCTGTCAGTCTGCGGCGGGGGCAAACCAATCTGTTTGGACTGCCGACAGTGACGTGGGCGTCCTTGACGAAAACCTGATGATGCTGGGCACCGTGTGGCGCTTTAAGAAAAAGAACGGCTTGGACTACTCTGAAGACTTCAGAATGTACGAGCAGAAACTTGCGAACCAGATGGCGAGAGTTGGCGGCAAGCGGACCCTCGACATGCAGGGCGGTGGTGGCATGAGCGGCGTCTACATTCCAGAAGGCAGTTGGGCGTAGTTGGCTGTTTTTGATAGGGTCACGTTATGGCAAGTCAGGAAATGGTCAACGCACTAACTGAGGAAGACCCCTCAGTATTTGACCGCGCTCTGAGGTACGTCAAGGGACTGAAAGGCATCGGAGCGCCGCTTGCCGACCGCGCAAACGAGGCAATGATGACGGCTCTTGGGCCTCAAGGCCGCAAGGCTGTTGCGCCGGTTGCCGGATTGGCAAACGTGTTTTCTTTAGGCGCTGAAGTTGGCGATATGGCGCAATCTTCGCGGAACGCAGTGCAAAACATTCAAAGAGGAAAAATCGGTCCAGCGTTGCTTGACGTTGCGTATTCCGGTGCTGGGCTTGCAGGCTTGGCGCTGCCATTGCCGTCGCCTCGTGTCATCAAGCAAACGGCAGAGGGAGTTGCTGATTCAGTAATGAAATTTGGCGACGAAGTCGTTGATCCTCTGGCTGGGCCTCAAATATTTGCAGGAGAAAGGGCAGTTGGAGCGCGGCTCGACAAGTTGGAAGAAGCCAAAAAGATGGCCTCTGAAGGCGAAGCTGACACAACCATTTTCGCTGCTACTGGCTGGCGTCTTGATGACGACGCCAAGAACAAGTTTGAAATCTCTGACGCTGATGCTCGTACAAACCCAACAAAAAAAGCAGGCACAACGCCATTGCCTGACGTAATAGATCATCCAGAATTATTTCAAAATTACCCAAGCCTTCGCAATGTTGACGTAAAACTAAGGAGCCGACCGGGGTTGGGTTCATATTACCACTCTGGCGAGGACCGAATATATACCGGGTCTTACTCGGTGCCGGGCGGGTTAACGCGAACGGAAATGGTAAAAAAAACTAACGTAGAAATAAGGGCGATTAATCAAAAAATTCAAAACCTAATAGACAGAAACGAAAAAGGATTTACTAGGGGCAGCGCAGACGAAGCTGAATATGTTAAGTTAGTTAAAGGAATCCAGCAAATTCAAAGCGACGCAAAACGCGCTTTAAAGGGTGGCGGAAAAGCCTCGCCAGACAAAGACGTTCTGTTGCATGAAATTCAACACGCAATTCAAAAACGTGAAAATTTTGCGCGAGGTGGCTCTGCTAGTGACTTGCGAGGAGTTGCTCGGCCAGACAACCCCAAGTGGCAGCGGTGGAGCGAAAACAAAGACCGCGTCGCCCGCGCCGTCAAAGTTAGAGGCAGCCAAGAATATAAAGATCAGATAAGACTTTCAAATGAGGTATTTAACCGAGACTACCAGCCACGCCTCAATGCAATTGAGTTAGAGACTGACAAAATACCAGAAGGAACTCTTAGAAATAAGGCGTACCAAGAGCAGACTGAGGCTCTGTTTGCTGAAGCCCGGTTGGCTCACGACAATCAGTTTCCTCTTGTGGCAGAGGTAGAGGAGGTTGGCAGAAAATTTGGCTTAAAAGAGCCGCCGCGTAAATTGTCAGACTTAGAAACTTATCGAAATCTTAAAGGCGAGGTCGAGGCTCGCAACGTAGAAGGGCGCATGAACATGACGCCAGCCGAGCGAGCGGAGACGTTTCCCGGGTTAACTGAAGACGTTCCCGTCGATGATCAAATCATTACCCGCTACGGTCAATCTCCTATGGACTCTGCCTCTTCCGGCTTTGACGCTCTCCCCACCGACGAAGCCTCCCGCATGGCACGGGCGCGGGAGATGGGGTTTGATACTGACGCTCCGCTGTATCGCGGCACCACAGAGCAAGGGGCAACTACGGCACAGAAATCCTTTGAGGCGGGCGACGGAATATTCCTTAGTGATAATCCTGATGTGGCAGAAATTTTTCGTTATCCGCGTGAATATGGCGAAGTGATAACGGAAAATTACGACGATGCTCTAGGCGAGTTTGTGGGCGTTGAGCCGGGCGACCTCCAGACCCTCTATGCGAGGATGCAGAACCCTATGCGTCTGAGCGGCGAAAATGCCAATAAATTCACGGAAGATACGGCCTATCAAATCGGTGTTATTAAGGCTGCCCGCGCGGCTGGGAACGATAGCATTGTAGTTGAGAACGTGATGGAAGGCGTGGGCGACTGGACAGAGCCAGGAACAACCGTTGTCGCCCTTCGCCCCGTTCGTGCAAAAGCAGCCCAGTTCGACCCCGCCAAGGCGGGGAGCGCCGACATTCTTGCGGGGCTTGCAGGACTGGGCGTTCTAGGCGCAGGGGCAGCCGCGCTGCCGCAAGATGACTCTGATATGGTTTCCGCGTTAAGGGGCATGTGATGCTTTTGCAACCGCTACAAGTCAATTCCGCCAAGTCGCCGACATCTCGAAGCGGCACCATCCCTGCGCCAGTCAAAGGCTGGAACGCCAAGGATGCCTTGGCTGACATGGACGAAGAGTTCGCCATTGAGTTGGAAAACGTATTCCCCAACATGACCGACGTAGAGGTTAGAGGTGGATATGCCTCTCACTCCACAGGGAACGGCTCTGCCGCTGTCGAGACGCTTATTGAGTACGCAGGACCGGCGACGCATAAGCTGCTCGCTGCGGCTGGCTCTGTGATCTATGACGCATCCGCAGTTGGCGCATCAACATCTATAGCAACGGGAAAAACTAACGCTCGTTGGCAGACGACAATGTTCGGAACTTCTGGCGGAAGTTTCCTCTTCATGGTCAATGGCGAAGACGCTCCCATCTACTACAACGGCTCCGCGTTCACGACGCCAACATTAGGAAGCGTCACAGCCGCTGACATCGTTCACGTTACAGCGCACCAGCGCCGCCTGTTCTTCACATTCAACGACAGCCTTACTTTTGGATATCTCCCAATCGTGTCAGTTGCTGGGACGGTAGCAACCTTTGACGTTGGCGGGTTGTGCAAGAAGGGCGGCAAGATTCAGGCTTGCGGAAGTTGGACACGAGATGGCGGTAGTGGGCCTGACGACATTTTTGTCATTATCACCAGCGAAGGCGAGTGCATCCTATACAACGGTGACGACCCTTCGGACGCTGCGAAGTGGAGCCTTGTTGGTGTGTTTTCGATTGGCAAGCCAATCGGGCGAAGGTGCATCGAAAAGGTCGGCGCAGAACTAATCGTCATCACTCAAGACGGAGCGGTTCCGCTTTCCGTGTTTCTGCCGATTGACCAAGTAGCAAGTTCTAGCAAATCGCTGTCTGATAACATTCGCAACCAGTTTCTTTCGTCTGCGCGAAGTTATGGAAACATCTTTGGATGGCAATCGATCCACTACCCGCAGGGCAGTTACGCCTTGTTCAACATTCCAATTAGCATAAGCGTTTCGCATCAGTACGTCGTCAACACGCAGACGGGTGCATGGGGAAAATTTGTCAACCAAAACGCGGCCTGCTGGGCGCTGTACAACGGCGACCTGTATTTTGGAGCAACAAACGGCGGCGTTATTTTTAAGGCTGACACCGGAACTAGTGACAACGACGCGAACATAGAGTGGACGATCCAACCGGCATTTTCATATTTCGGGACAAAGGGCCGGCAGAAACTGTTCACGATGTGCCGTCCTCATTTCGGCAGCAACGGATCGCCGTCTATCGCCATCGACCTGAACGTGAATTTCTCTGACATCAATCCGACAAGCGTTCCGACCCCGCCTGTTATCAACGGCGGCGTTTGGGATACGTCGAAATGGGACGAAGCGGATTGGTCCCCCGACAACACTCAAGTGTCCGCGTGGGCAACTGTCTACGGCCTGGGGGAGTGCGCCTCTCCGACAATTCGAGGGGCTGACAAATCCTTGTCCATTTCTTTTTCGGCTTATGACATGATTTGGCAAGCCGGAAATGCCCTTTGAAGCACCTTGTATTTGGGCATGACGAAGAAATGGCCGCATGGGCAGAAGCGGCATACCCAGAGTGTGCGCCACTTTGCAGGCCCTTGACGGCCATAGGGATCGCAGAAGGCACGGATATCTGCGGGGTTGCCGTCTATCACAACTACAGGCAATATGACATTGAAATAACTTTCGTCACCGCGACCCAAAAGTGGGCCACGCCGGGAACTGTTCGGGCGCTTTTGCGATACCCGTTTATCCAATTAGGTGTGAAACGGATGACTGGAATTACCAAGAAATCAAACAAGAAGGCTCGCACCTTGATGAGCAAGCTTGGATTTGTTCTTGAGGGCGTCCACCCGTTCGCAGCAGGCGGAAGCACAGCCTGCACATACGGCCTATACGAGAAAACCGCAAAAGAGAGATGGCTTAGAAATGGGTAAGAAAACGCCAAGCCCCCCGGCTGCTCCTGATCCGACACAAACGGCTGTCGCTCAAGGCGCGATTAACCGCGAAGCCGCAATTGCTCAGGCGGAACTTAACCGCATCAACGAATACACGCCCTACGGTTCAAGCGTATATTCGCCAGACGGGGCGGTGAACCCTGACACAGGGATCACGCCATATCGGCGAACGACAACCCTTGACCCTGGTCAGCAGAACATCTTTGACCAGCAGACGCGGGCGACGGGTGCGCTTAACACTCTCGCGGCAGATCAAACAAGCCGAGTTTCTCAAGCGGTTCAACAGCCGTTCTCTTATGCAGGATTGGCTTCAGCGCCAACTACGTCTGGTCTTCAGTCGTCGGTTAACGCCGCCGGTCAGGCTTTATCGCAGCCGTTCAACTATGAAGGCTTGCCGTCTGCGCCAACGTCGTCAGGCATTGCAGCAGCGGCTAACACAGGTGCG